TATCATTAATATTTAACATTGATTCTAATGTTATTATATCTTCTTCAGGATATACTGGTAATGATAGAACAACAGCATTTACAGTAGGTAACTTTCCTAGTGGCTCTACAGTTATAATTAACAACAATGGCTACATATCAGGTGGTGGTGGTGAAGCTGGTGTAGGTGGAGTTCCATATACAAACCCAACTGCTGGAAGAAATGGTGGCTATGGTATTGTAAAAGGTGGCTCAGGTTATGATTGCACTATTGTAAACACAGGCACTATCGCTGGAAGTGGTGGCGGTGGAGGTGGAGGAAAACAAGGAGTTGTGGTAGATAATGTAATAGGTAATGGTGGCTCAGGTGGTCAAGGTGCTGGAATTACAGGCAACGGAACACAAGGGCAAATTGGTGAAAATGGCAGTTGTATGACTGCACCACCAATAGCTGGTGGAGGAACTTCATGTGGCTCTAAAGGTGGTAATGGCGGTGGCTATGGTGAAGATGGTGAACAAGGTGGTGGCAATGGAGGAGCTGGTGGTAAAGGTAGACCAGCTATATTATCAAATGGTATAGAAGTAGCTGTATCAGGAACAATTTTAGGTGGAGTATCTTAATGGCAGTAAAAAGAGTAGCGTTAGGTGAATGGACACCAGATATGCCAAGCACAATAGGAAAAGAAAGCACAGGGTTAGCTGATGTTATTAATGTGTATCCTAACAATGTTGGCTATAGTCCATTTCCATCAACAGTAGATATTACTAATGAAGCAACAGAAGAATTAACCTCTGTTTATGCTGGTAAAGATGGTGCAACAGTTCAAGTATTTGCTGGAAGTGATACTAAACTATGGAAAGCAGTGCCATTAACAGCAAGGTCAGTCACTAATGTTGCTGATGTTAGTAAAAGTGGTGGTTATGCTTCATCTGATGATTCATGGCATTTTGAAACATTTGGTAAGAGAATATTAGCCTGTAAGGATAACAACCCAATACAATCTTGGGATATTGGAACTTCAACAAGATTTGCTAATTTAACACAAGCTCCAACTGCAAAATGTATGACTATTGTAAGAGACTTTGTAGTAGCTGGAAATATAGATAGTGGTGATAAACCTAACCTAGTTAAATGGTCAGATATAAACAATGAAGCTAACTGGACTCCAGGGCCACAATCACAAGCTGATTCACAATACATAGCAGATGGTGGTGCTATACAAAATATTACTGGTGGTGAGATAGGTATTATCTTTTTAGAAAATGCAATCGTTAGAATGAGTTATGTTGGCTCACCTTTATTCTTTCAATTTGACAAGATATCAACTACTGGATGTTTTGAGGGTAAATCAGTGATAGAAGATAATGGCGTAAGTTACTTCTTATCTAACGATGGTTTTTATCAGACAGATGGTCAAACAGTATCGCCAATAGGAAATAACAAAGTAGATGAATGGTTTTTATCTAATGCTGATTTATTAGAATTACCAAGTATGTCTACCACAGTTCATCCTATCCATAAGTTAGTAATATGGAACTATCAAGATAACTTTGGAAAAAGACAAAACATTATCTATCATACAGAGAGTGGTAGATGGTCAAGAAATATTACAGAAGCAACTTGCGTAGGTAACTTAGCAACGCTTGGAACTGATATAGATAGCATGGGTGTGTTATATCCTGATTTAGATACAGATGTTCCAGCACCATTAGATGACAGAATATTTATGGGCGGTAAATATATATTTGCTGGAGCCAAAGATAAGAAGATTATATCTTTTACAGGTGAATGTGTAGACCCTAGAATAGAAACATTAGACTTAGAAGGCAATAACAACTCAGTTATTACAATGATAAGACCTATTGTTGATAATGGAAAAGCTAATATATCCATAGCATCAAGACAAGCATTGGATGACACTATTGAGTATGGCACAGTATCAGAACCATATGAAGATAGAAATAATGTAAGGTCAGGTGGACGATATCACAGAGTAAGGCTAGAGCCAGTAGGAAGTAATTGGACAACTGCTATTGCTTTTGATATGACAGTAACTGACAATGGAATTAGATAATGTATAGAAAGCTTAACAACAATGCATCGTTAAGAGAAATTGCTGAAGTAGTAAACAGAATATTAGATGGCGGAGTAAATTCTGTTGGTAGCATTACATTAAGCAGTGGAACTGAAACAATGTTGTATGATGAGCGTATTGGTTACAATTCAGTTATATTATTTACTGCAAGAGGAACTAATACATTTAACCTACCATTTGTAAAAAGCAAAGGTAAACAAGAAGCTGTAATAGGACATGATTCAAGTGCAGAAGGCACTGTATACGATTATGTTGTATTTGGCTAAAAATAAACACTTTATAGGAGTAAGGATGAAATCACAGTTGTATGTAGTTCCACCTCAGTTAGTTCATAAGTATTGGCATTTAGCAGAGCCACACTTGAAGTTAGCAATAGAAAAAGGTAACGGAGAGTTTGAGCTTAATGATTTAAGATATGTATGTAGTAGAGGTGAACAGCAGTTAATACTAATAATGAAGGATGAAAAATGTCATTGTGCATTTACGACAATACAATACAACTTTCCTAGATATAGAACAATGTACATATCATATATAGGTGGTAAAAATACTAAAGAAGGTTGGGAGCAATTTATTAATTGGACACAACAACAAGGATGTGACAGGGTAACAGGAAGTGCAGTAACAGAATCAGTAGCTAAATTATGGCAAAAGCTTTATGGCTTTGAAAAGAAGTATATAACGGTTGAATTTAAAATTAACAAGGAACAAGAATGATACTTAAATTAAAAGTGTGGTTACTTAAAAAACTGCTTAATGATGTAGCAAAGCAAGGTATTGAAGGTGATACCAGGTTAGCACACATTAATGAATGGGAAGATAAACTACTTAAAGCATGTGGTGGTGAGGGTAGTATTAACTCTAAAACAGGTTTAGTGCAATATAAAGGTGGTGGTGGAGGTAGTTCACAAACAAGCAATAACTTAGACCCTAATGTTGTTCCTTATGTAAAAGATGCTTTAGCAGAGCAACAAAAGTTATATAGAGAAGGTGCGCCAGAGTATTATGGTGGTCAAACATATTTAAATCCCAATGCTCAACAGCAACAAGCTATTGATATGATGACAGCTAATGCTGGAGTTAATAACCAAATGTTACAAAATGCTACCAACTTAAATAACCAAATGATACAGGGTGACTTCTTACAGAATAACCCTAACTTTGATGCTGTAATGAATACAGCTGGTAGAAAAGCAACTGACATATATAACAATGCAATGCAAGGAACAAACAGTCAAGCAAGTATGTCAGGTCGTTATGGTAGCGATGCTCATGCAAGAATGGCAAGTAATAACTCAGCAAATTTAGCACAATCACTAGCTGATACTGCTGGACAATATGCTTACCAAAACTATGCAACAGAGAGAGGTAATCAAATTAACGCTATGAATAATGCACAACAAATAGCACAAGGTCAGAATGTTGGAGCTCAAAACTTAATGAATGCTGGTAATGCTCAGGCTGGATTTGACCAGACTGCCCTTGATGCAGATATTGCAAGACATGATTATGGACAAAATGCTCAACAACAACACCTAGCAAATTACACCAATGCAGTATGGGGCGCTCCGGGTGGCTCTGTTTCTACAACAAGTCAAAGTGGCGGAGGTAAGTAATGGCTGAAGCTATGTTAATAGGCGCTGGTTTAGGTGCTGGGACATCAATGATATCTGGCAAAGACCCACTACAAGGCGCTGTAATAGGTGGCGCAATGGGTGGTGCGACTGCTGGCTTTGGTAACGCTGGAGTTCAAAGTGGTGTAAGTGCTGGTGCAAGTAACGGGGCATCTCATTTATCACAAACAGGATTACAACAAGCAACAGCTAGCGGAACAGGTTTAGGGGCAACTATTGGTAGTGGTTTTGATACAGTAAAAGATGCAACAGGTTTAACTAATAGAGATATGTCAATGATGGCTATCAATCAAGGTATGAATGCTATGCAACCTACACAACAACAACCAATACAACACGCACCTGTAAACATATCACAACCACAAGTTGATTTATCACAAGGAACATCTGCAATGAACTCTAACCCTAGAATTAAAAAACTTAAAATGCAAGGACTTATATAATGGCAAATGAATGGTATAACAATGTTTTAGGTACTGGCACAAATATATTTGGTGCTGGTGCTAACAGCAACACAGACAAATTGGTTGAGTTAGGTTTACTTGCACCAGATGCTAAAAGCAAAGCCCAAAGCCAATCATTAATGCGTGGCTTATTAGGTGCTGGTATTAGTTACATAGCACAACCACAAGATAAAGGTTACGGCTCTGTGTTACCTTATGTTGGTAAAGCGTTACAAAGTGGTATGGCACAAGCACAACAACCTTTTGATAACTTAAGCAAAGATACATTACAAAACTTACAGCTACAAAAATACCAAGCTGAAATTGGTAAGCTTAATGCAGAAGCAAAAGCTGAAACTGCTGGTAATGGTTTAGGTGTTAGCAAGCTTAACCCTAAAGACTTTACACCAGAATCATGGGCTAAATATGTAGCTACAGGCGGTGACACTAGAGTGTTGGATGCAGTAACACCAGAAGTGCAAGCTAAAATCAATGAATCTAATGCTAAACTTAAATATGAGTATGGTGTTGATTCACAACCACAAGGTGCGCAAGGGCAACCACAACAAAATGTAAAAGCTGAAGAAGGTTTTAGGTATGGTAATGGTAATATACCTAACCACCCTAACAATGTTACATTAGGTTCTAATGGTGATGTGTTAACTCCAACAATGTATAAAGTGGGAATACCTGAAAAACAAAGAATACATTTAAGACAAGAAGCGCCAAAAGTATTAGGTGAACACAGAGCTAACATTGAGTCCATTAGGCAACAAAGAAATGCCATTAGGGACTTTATTAATAAAGGTGGTGTTGACAAAGTAACAGGCATTGTTAATAGTAATATTTATGCTCCAGCTTCTTCGGAGTTAGCTGACAGAAGGGCTGATTTATACACCATTACACAAAAAGAATTTCTAAACAACTACAGAGCTGTTAAAGCTACTGGTGGTGGTTTTGGTGCGCTGTCAGAAAGAGAAGGTGAAAGACTTGAAAAAATGGGCTTTAATTTAAGCGAACAACAATCTCCAGAAAAACTACTTGACCAACTTATGAAAATGGACGAGGCACTAGAAAGAACTGAAACTACACTATCAGACCAATACCTTATGGATTACGGAAATATGCAAGGGGCTGATATGTTAGAGCTTACAGAGTTTCTTGATACACCAAAAAGCGATAGAGTTTTAGGACAAAAGAAACGTACTAAACAGGCAGATGAAGACTTACTAAATAAATACAGATAGGGAAACTATGGCAACTCAAGAAGAAATATTAGTAATGATTAGAAAAGCAGATAAAGCTGGTAATGTAGAAGATGCCAAAAGACTTACGCAGTTGTATGATGAAGCTGGACAAACACAAGCCCCTGAAATAAACAATGTAGCAGAGGGACTTAGAACTGTAGCAAAAGGTGCTACATTTGGTTTTGCAGATGAAATTGAAGCTAAAATAAGAACTAACCAATCACTACAAGACCAAGTTACAACATCTATGTCATACAAAGATGCTTATAAGGCATTAAAACAATTACCTATAGCTGGCAGAACTGATGAACAAAAAGCACAAGCGCAACAGCTTACTGCTATATTAAAAGGTGAAAAGCAATCTAAAGATGACGCACAATTCTCAAGATACAAAGATGTAAGAGATGACCTTAGAGCTTCTAACGCTGAATTTGCTAGGCAAAACCCTAAGACAGCTATGGCATTAGAAATGGCTGGTGGTATTGCTACACCTGTAGCTGGGCTTGGCGCATTAAAAAATGCTTCATTAGCAACTAAAGTAGCTGGTGGTGCATTGCAAGGTGGTGGATTTGGTGCTTTGTATGGTGCTGGTAACGCAAAAGAAATGAAAGATGTAGCTGGTGATGCAATGACACAAGGTGCATTAGGTGCATTAACAGGTGGTGCTTTATCTGGTGCTGGT